CACTGAAATGATAAACAGAGCGGGTGGTAACACAGATGAGTGCGAACCAGTTTTCATATTTAAGTGGAAAGACGCTCCAGAAGGAATGATTATAGGTGGAAACCACACTATAAGGGCGTGTATCAGAGCAAAAAATGCACATGATACTCCTTACGCAGAATTTGAGGATTTAACTGTAAGAAATATTGACATCAAAAGTCTTGCAAACTTATTAAACAGGAGAGATAAAAGAATTTCTTCTCCTAGTGAAAATGCTGAGATAGCAGACATACTACATGAGGAAAAGATTGCTGATGTTAGATTTGATTTCAAAGGTTCAGAAGCCCTCAAGATCATGGAAGAACATCATATCTTCTTAAAGAAAGATAAGAAGGAAATTGTTGACATTGCAGAGAAAAACTGGGAGAAGTATAGAAAAAGAAACTCTAAGTCAGTTCGTATTGAATATGCTGGTAAAGAAGAGAAGGCAGCGGGTCTACAAGAGGCAGAAAACTATGTTGATACAGACACAACTTCATTCATGGTTGCGACAGGCCGACCTGATTCAATTCATGTTGGTATCTTAAATAAGTTAAAGAATACAACAAAACAAAAAGTTGTAGTCTGTTACTACTGTACAAGTGATGAATTGGAAACTAAGTTTGATGACCCTAACAACAAGGACGGAAAAGCAAAGTTGACAGAGTATTGGAATGATATGTGTGATACTGTTATTCGACCTGTAACAATAGATGGCATAGAGAGGAAGAGACAAGTCATATTCAGGCCTCTCACTTCCCACAAGTTAAATCCAAACTACATAAAAGAAGAGGAGTAGTGATAGAAGTTTACGATAACTTCTTACCCACAGAGGTTTTTACGCCCATCAAGGATTATGTCTTTGGTGGGCGTATGCCTTGGTACTATTCGCCTACCTCTGTGATGGAAGGCGATGGTTGCCCACAATTTTCTCATGCGTGTTACATAGACGCTGAACCAATATCAGATGTTTATGGTATAATTAAACCAGTATTCTCTGCACTTAATCCATTTGCCTTGCATAGGATTAAGTTTAATGCTACGCCAAGATCAAAAGATATAAAAGAAAAACCATTACACATTGACATTTCGGGTCCTCAAGATGATAAAGGTAATTTTACTGACATACCAAACTATCATATATGTGTCTTATATTTTAATGACAACAACGGATATACATATTTTGAGGACGGGCAAAAGATAGAATCAAAAGAGAATAGAGCAGTGATATTCTCAGGAGATTTGCTTCATGCAGGCACATCATGTACTGATACTGATTTGAGAGTGGTTCTCAACATAGACTATTGTAAGTGGAATTAGATGGATTTATTTCCTACATTATTAGAAGAATATGATCTCAGGAAAGCGCCTGGATTAGACAATTTTAAGAAACATATCAAAGAACAAGGAAAAACATCAGGACATTCTTTGGCAGTGAATGGTGTCAGTAGTCATGGTGGTTGGGACCCCTTAGAAGATGAGAGTTGCGTTGATATTATGAATGTTTTTCATCAGTGTATTGATGATTATAATTTTAAGATAGGCAACTATCCTTCAATGATTAGTGGTGCATGGTTTAATATACTACCCAAAGGTGGATACACAGAGAAACATCGCCATGAATCGAGCGTGGTAAGTGGTGCTTTTTATTGCCAACTACCAGAGGGAGATTTTGGACAATTTTTCGTGGTGTCGCCACTCAAACCATATATGATGTGTATTCATAATGTACAACCTACTCGTTATGGTGTGTATGAAATGGACATACCGATTAAACAAGATCATCTATACCTATTTCCTTCGTGGTTAGAACATGGTAGTAGAGTCAACAATACAGATGGCGAAAGAATTACTGTAAGTTTTAATACAACGCCCGTACCAAAAGACGCTTTACCCTCTGACTTTAAGAAATTTTATTATGGAAATAATGAGGACAGTTGATGTATTGCCCTTGAAGTTGGGAGCAGTGATGTACCCAGAACATGAGACAGTAAAGTCATTACTGATTGATGAAATCAAAAGTCATGGTGATACCTATGAATTTCAAAAGGTAGATGCACACGCCAAAGGACTAGAACATTTTGATTACTATTCACCTCTATCAAGTGATAAGTATAAAGATTTTAGAGAGTGGATAGAGAAACAGGCAGAGATATATGCACAGGATATATTGGGTTATGAAACATCAGACTTCTTATTGACAGATAGTTGGTTAAATGTGTGTGACTCAGGTGGCAAACAATCGCCTCATTTTCATATAAATGCCGCTATATGTGCTCTATATTATATTAACTTTGATGATGAAGTTCACTCGCCAACATATTTTTATCGTCCTAACGATAGTATGAATTTTCCTGATTACTTTGCATATATGTTGACAAATCAAAAAGAAACAAAGTATAATTATATCAATGAAGTGGTTGGAGTTGAGGGTTCGTTGTTACTGTGGCCTGCTAACACCTGTCATGGATATACAACCAACTATGGCGATAATCGTATAACAGTATCCAGTAATTTGATGCCTAGATATATTAATGACGTTAGAATTGAACCTCTAACAAAAGAAGAAAGACACACTGCCATGACTACGTTTAGGTCTGGTAAACTATGGGATTATCCTCTATTATAATATGGAAGTCGTAAACATACTACCAACACCTGTTGCTATCATACCTTGCCCATTCCACGACAAGGTAAAGGACAACATATTGACAGAGATAGAAGAACAAAAGTTAAATCAGTTATCATATAATACAAACTCAAGAGCATTATCACATATAGGACACTATTCTGTTTTACAGAATGATGTTAAGTTTGGTAGATTTAGAAATTGGTGTGAACAACAGGCAGAATATTATGCAAAAGAAATTAAAGGCGATTACATACAGGAGACAGTACAAGTAACTGATAGTTGGATAAATGTAGCAGACAAAGGTGGTTATCAACACCCACATTACCACAGTAATTCATACCTATCTGCTGTATATTATGTGAACTATGATAATGAAAAACATATCAGTACAAACTTTACCAGAGAGGAGAGTCTATATTTTCCCTCGATGCCCGCTCTACAATTAATGAGAAAAAAATACACGCCTCATAATCAAGATAATGAACTTATCGTGAATGAAGGCGAGTTGATAATATTCCCTGCACAGATCATACATGGATATGATGACAACCAATTCCAAGATAGAGTTACATTATCAATGAATATGATGCCTACAATAGTGACAAATGGCGACTATGGTTGGCGATGTGTCAATCTGAACAAGGCAGAGAGAGAAAAGGCATTTGATACAAAAGAAAATTTAGACTTGACAAAGGAATAATATAATGCCATAATAGGACATGGGAAACAAAATGATCTTAGTTATCATTTTTGTTTCTCGCACCCTATTATAATACTATGGATAGATTAGGTTCAAAACCATACTCATTGCACAATCAAGGTATGAGGCCTGCTCTGAATCAAATGGGCAGAAGTGTGAGTACGGCATCAAAGTTTGGTATCGGTTTCGCTTTGGGTATGCTTTTTTATAGATTCAGTAGTGGACAGTTGAAGAAGTGGCACACTACCGATTGCACTGATACTGACCATACAGTATTATAAGAATATGAGAGGGAAGGTTTTGTGTTTGTTACCTTCCCTTTCCTTTTTTTACAACAAACATTAATTATTATGCCCAAATTGACAAACGCAATTCAAAAGACAGAAGTTCTTAAGTGGACACAGGAACTATGTAGATGCTTAGAAGCACAGTACAGGAACTATTCTTTGCGATATGTCATGGATAGTCAGAATGGCAGTGACAAGTATTTACAGGAAAGAGCAAGAAAAATTGAGAATGATGAAGAGTGTATCAAATTCACTATCACATCAGGTAAGAAGTATCACAAAATCATACAAAACGATTTTAGAAATGGTAAGTATGAGAGTGCAGGCGTACACGCTTTCGTTGACAAAACAACAGGAGAAGTTTACAAACCTGCTTCATGGCGTGCTCCTGCTAAACACGTTAGATTTGATATGAGAGATCAAAACCAACGTGAGTATATGTATGCTCATTGCGATTGGGCAGGCGGTTATCTCTACATCAGATAATCCTTACACTTCTAAATAACTAAAAAGAATTAATTATGGGTTACGATTCACTAACTTCGGATACAGAGACACTAACTAAAGTTAAGTTGCAACAAGTTGATAGACTAAAGAAACAACTAAATGGTGCAATGAGAACTATAGGCAATCTTGACGAGAGATTAGCAACACTAGAGTCTATGGTTCATGCTGCCCTACTTAAACAGCAAGATGATATTAAGGCACTTGTTGTAGAGATCAATGCCCTTAAAGGTAAGGCAGAATATGATAAGGCATCAAGTAAATTTGACATGGACGCTAAACCCGCCGACCCGACAGGAGCGCCACCAGTTGGATAACTGACACACAACCCCTTGCGAGGGGTTTTTTTATTCCCTATACTATGTTTATTGAAACAACTACACTATGAAACTTAGAGATCATCAGACAGAGATAATCCAGACTATGCAACACAAATGTGGTCAGATTCTTGTGCCCACAGGTGGTGGTAAGACAATGTGTATGATTATGGACGCTAAATGGCGGTTCAGTATGCCCATTCCACAGACTATAATTGTTGTTGCTCCCAGAATCCTACTCGCTCAACAGTTATGCGAGGAGTTTCTTGAGCATATTGATAATGTCGAGGTGCTTCATGTTCATAGTGGAGAGACAAACTATATTACTACCACTAATCCAAAGAAAATACAAGAGTGGCATCATAACAGTACAAAGAATCAGTTGATCTTTACAACATATCATTCACTTCACAGAGTCAGACAAGATGTTGAAGCGGATACAGTATATTATGACGAGGCACACAATTCAGTTCAAAAGAATTTCTTTGAGAGTGTCAAGGATAGGTCTAACATTACTAGAAGAAAGTTTTACTTCACTGCTACACCTAAACATCATACATCACAGGAGCGTGGTATGAACAATACAAAAGTGTATGGTCAAGTGATTGCACAAATCCCTGCCCCAGAATTGATTGAGAAGGGTTATATCGTACCTCCACAGATTAAGACTAGAAACTTTAATGTTGGTTTCTATGAGAGTGTAGAGGAGATAGACAAAGAAATGATACTTGATGCTCTTGACAATGAGGAGAGCATGGACAAAGTATTGGTCACTGCTAAATCTACTACCAATATTCACAAATTGATTACTAGAACAGACTTTCAGAGTGAGTGCCATGCTCGTAAGTACAATGTGATGTGGATTACATCAAAGTATGGTGCTATCATCAATGGTAAGAAGATTACACGCAAAACATTTTTCAATTTGATGAACAAGTGGGGCAATGACCCAGACAAAAAGTTTCTATTGTTTCATCATTCTATCCTATCAGAGGGTATGAATGTGTCAGGTCTAAACGCCTGTATTCTATTGAGAAATCTTGATCTCATTACTATGGCACAAACTATTGGTAGAGTCATCAGACTACATAAAGAAGATGCAAAGAGAATTAGTACAGGTGCCTTGAAACCTTGTGTCAAGGGTACTGGATACGTCAAACCATTTGGTAAGATGTTTGTACCAGTTTACAACAATGTTGGTATTGGTACAGAGCGCCGCCTCAATAGTGTTGTTGATACTATTTTCAACAAAGGAGAGGCACAGGTATCGTTATCTAACAGAAAATAGACAACGATACCAATTTATAGTATAATTAAACTATCCAAAGGTCACTAAAATGCGACAAATTGACAAAATCAGACTCAAGTGTCTTACTACTATGGAAGATCACTACGCTACTAGAATTGAAAACTTAATTGATGAACAATTACTAGAGGAGGCAGAATCGTTATGCCATGAAATGTCAGTAACAGCAGAAGATTTCCTACATGATGATCTATTCTTAGATGATCTAACCGAGTGGACAGAATCCGAATTGAGAGGCATCTATTTTACAGACTTAAATGATATTGACATAGACAATGGATAAAGAAGAGCGTCAAACTAAAAAAGATTTAATGAAGATAGTTTATCCTAATCATTTAAAATATCTGAAGAAACTTAAATCAGAATTGAAAAGAGATAAGGGCATCAAACCTAGAAGAAAGGCACGTTACAACTATAGACACAAATGAGTGTTCAATCTCTAAATCTATTCTCAATGCCCATAGCAAAGTTTGCTGTGGACAAGTGGGAGAGCAAAAAAGATAAGTTGTTAGAACTTATCAGTTTTGAGGGTTGCGACATAGTAGAGTGTCAAACAGATTACTACAAATATAATACTGTATCGCCTTACTTAAGTGATTTTGTAAACATACTTACATCAGACCTAGATGGCATAGTAGAATATTATACACAGTTATTAAGTGATAGATATAGAGGAGATTGCCCTTGTGATAGTGTAGATAAATGGCAACTATGGTCACAGAGATACACTAGAGGACAATATCATGGTGCTCATAATCATGGTTTAATGAATATATCATGTGTATTATATGTTGAATTTGATGAAAAAGAGCACTTTCCGACTACATTTTATAGTCCATTTCCTGACCCTTACTATG